AAAGTGTGGGCGTCGGTCATGGATGCAGGAAACCAGAACTTTCGCGCTGCTGACACGATGAACAGTGAGACGGTTTTGAACTTTACGATCCGATACCGGGCTGATATACAGCCCGGTATGTGGATCGAGTTCAGAGGTGAACGCTGGATCATACAGACGCTGGGCGAATACGAATTCAAGCGCAGGTATTTGGGCTTGAAGGCTTCCCTTGTAAAGGGGGTGGACGGTTGAAAGAGGTTCAGCAGGCGCTGGCTTCACTTATACCTGATGTCCCCGTGCAGGCGGGTATCTGGAGGCCGGAGAACGGCAGACAGCCGCCGCCGAAGCAATACATTATCTATTCCACGATGCGCAAAGAGGAATTCTTTGCGGATGATGACCTGCTTGCGTATAAAACGTTTGTGTATATGGCACTTTGGAGCGAGGTTGACCCAACGGAAACTGCTGCGCGCGTGCGCGAGCTGATGCGCAAAGCGGATTTCCAGATGGTGAGCGAAAGCGACAGAGGCTATAACGAGCCTGCATACGACTATGCAACGCGTTCTTTCACGGTGCAGTGGACATGGTCGTACATTGAGGAGGTCGGCCAAGGCGATGGGGGCTAAGGTCACTGTACGCGGGTTTTCCGACCTGACGAAGGATATACGCGATATTGCGATGGCGCTGGATAATGATTCTGCAGCGATAAAAAGGGCGCTTGAAGCGGGGATCGAGCCGATCTACGAGCAAATGAAGCAGAACACGCTTACTGACCCGAAAAAGATCAGCGGCGTGCTGCATGATTCGATCAAGGTCGGCAGGGTCGTAACAAGACGGAAAGGCGGCAAACAGATCGACGCGGGCGTGCACAGGAACCAGATGGACGGCGACAAAAAGGCATATTATGCTAATCCCGTTGAATTCGGGCATGGCGGGCCTGCTCCCGCACCGCCGCATCCGTTTGTGCAGCCTGCATTTGACCTGCGCGCAGAAGAAGCCTACATGGAAATACGGCGCGTTTTACAAAACGAGCTGGATGAACAGACACGATAAAACAATGATAGGAGGAACAGAATATGCCTGAAATCAAAAAGCCGATGTCTACCATCGGTTTTAAGAACATGGTGATTGCGCCGGTGGTTTCGGACACGGACGAAGGGACCAGCTATGGTGAGATCGTGCCCGTGGCCGGTGCAATTGAAGCAACTCTGACCCCGGAAAATACTGAGCCTGAGGTGCAGTATGCTGACGACGCGGAATATGATGTTGTCAACGCTGACCCGGAAGTCACCTTCACTACCCGAATGGTAGATGTGCCGCTGGAAGTGCAGAAGATCATTTTCGGCTGCAATATCGACGCCAACGGCGTGCTGCTGCGCAGCGCCAATGACAAGCCCAATTACGTTGCCGTAGGCTTTAAGTCTGAAAAGGCCGACCATACCTTCCGCTACGTTTGGCTGTACAAGGTGCGCGCCAAGCCCATGACTGAGAATTACACCACTCGCGAGGGTGAAACCATTACCAGGCAGACCCCTGAAATTGAGTGGGCGGCTGTCAAGAGGGTTTCCGACGCCAACTATCAGGCAGTGGCCGATGAAGGCGTGAACGGGTTCACCCCGGAAAAGGGCGCAACCTTCCTGGCTTCTGTATATGAGCCGGTCGAGAGCGCCTGATAAGACAATAATTTCCAGTTGCATTTACAAAGCCCCGGATAGCCGGGGCTTTGTTTTCTTCCTATTTATATAAGGGGGCTTGGGGATATGATCACTTGCAAGTTGGGCGGACGGGAATACACGGTAGACTTTATAAAAGGGCGCGCGCTGCGCGAGATCGGCCCGGCTGCCGAAATGTTTGGAAAAGTGAACCGCATGGCGCTGGACGCCGCGGAGGGAAAGCCTGTTGCGACAAGCGGTGTGACAGTGCAGGAAGCGATGGACGTGCTGGTGAAATGGTATTGCCTTGCGTTTGGCAACCAGTTTACCCCCGACGAGGTATATGACAATTATCCTGCGGACAGGGTGATACACGATATCAGCATTACGCTGATGGCTGTGCAGACGCAGACTACGGAGGTACTGCACCAGTTCCCTTTTCCGACAACGGGGGCAGAGGCGAAAGTGTAGAGCCGATGTCCTTTGCGGACTATGTATTGCAGACGTATAACGCGTTGCTGGATGCGGGCTGGCGGATGAACGAGATCGACGAGATGGACATGATCGGCTATATGAATGTGCGCCTTTGGAAGGCGAAGCGAGAGGCTACACCTAAGCGCGCGTACATTGACCAGGTATGGCCGACACTTAAACCATAACTGAGGTGATATAACAATGGCTGATACGCTGCGCGAGCTGGTGGTTGCGCTGTCGCTGGACAGCGGCAACTTTACTCGCAATATGAAAACGATCAACCTGCAAATCAAAGAGGCCGAGAGCGAGTTCACACTGGCAGGCGCAGGCGTAGAGAAATTCAGCGATAGCGCTGCCGGTTCTGCCGCAAAATTGGATATGCTTGGCAAGCGGATGGACATGCAAAAACTGGCTGTGCGCGAGTACGAAAAGCGGCTTGGAGAGTTGCAGAACCAGTTGCTGCTGACCGGGCGGCGGCATGAGGATTACCAAGACCGGCTGGCCGATGCGCAGCGGGAAATGGAGAAAAATGAGATGCTGGTGCGTAAGTCCAAGGAGGCTTACAGCACTATTGCTGCCGTGTACGGTGAGTCCAGCGATTATGCCCGGCAGATGAAAGAGGAGCTGGAAGCGCAGGAGAATGCATACAGAGCTTCGCAGCGCGAGGTGAAAAAAGCAAGCGGCCAAGTAAAAGCGTATGAAAAAAACATGCGCGACACGAATGACAGTATCACGCGCGCAAAGACCGGCTTAAACAACATGAACGCGGAATTGCGCAAGACGCAGTCTGAAGTGAAAAAAACCGGCGATAAACTGCGAGAGCAGCAGAGCACGTGGTATACAGCCGCGGCCGGCATTGAAGAGTTTGGCAAAAAGAGCGCGCTGAACCATCAGGCGTGGGTGAATACGGGCAAAGCGCTTTCGCGCTATATGACTACGCCGATCATTGCGCTTGGCACCGCATCGGTCAAAAGCGCTATCGAATACGAAAGCGCTTTTACCTCCGTGCGCAAAACGGTGGAAGCGACTGAGGCTGAGTACACGCAGCTTTCGGATGAAATACAGAGAATGAGTACAGAGCTGGCCATGTCTGCAGAGGAGATCGCAGAGCTTGCGGCTGTGGCAGGACAGCTTGGCATAAAGAAAGAAGAACTGATCGATTTTACGCGCACGATGATCGACCTGGGGAACACGACCGACGTTTCTGCCGAAGAGGCTGCGACTGCGCTGGCCAGATTTGCAAATATCACCGGTATGGAAGAGCGCAACTGGAGCGCACTGGGTTCGGCGATCGTTGCTCTGGGAAACAACTTTGCGACGACAGAATCGGAGATCATTGAAATGGCGTACAGGCTTGCTGCGGCCGGCAAACAGGTGGGCATGACGGAAGACAAGATCCTCGCAATTGCCGCGGCTCTTTCTTCTGTCGGCATTGAAGCGCAGATGGGCGGTTCGGCATTTTCTAAGGCGCTGGTCAAGATGGAGGTGGCGGCGGAAACGGGCGGCGAAGCGCTGACCGATTTTGCAAATGTGAGCCGTTTGACCGAAGAAGAATTTGTGAAGATGTGGGACGCTGACCCGACTGCGGCGTTCATGGCCTTTGTTGAAGGGCTTGCCCTGATGGACGAGGAAGGGCAGAGCGCGATTGTCACTTTGCAAGACATCGGCATTAGCGAGGTGCGGCTGCGCGATACGATGCTGCGTACAGTGAACGCGAACGAGCTGTTTAACTCTGCGCTGCAGCTTTCCAACGAGGCTTGGAATAAAAATGTGGCCCTTTCGGAAGAGGCAAATAAGCGCTATGGAACGAATGCAAGCAAACTGACCAATTTGAAGAACAAGTTTGTGCTTTTGTCCCGCACCTACGGCGAGGATATGGAGCCGACACTGCGCTCCGTTATGGACAGCGCGGATATGCTGATTGATAAATTTCTGGAAATGGACGAGACGCAGCGGGCGAGTGTTGCCAAGTTTGCTACCATAGCCGCAACGATCGGCCCGGCAATGCTGATGTACGGTACGATCAAAAAGAGTTTTGAACCGATCACCAAGGACGCGGCTGCGCTGATACGCTATTTCGGAAGCGTGGGCACAGCGGCAAAGGAGGCCGGCGGCGGGCTGGCTGGATTTGCCACGGCTGTATCCAACAAAAAGGGGCTGGTGGTTGCGCTGACGGTTGCGCTTGCTGCGGGCGTATATGCTTTTTATGACTGGGCAAGCGGCGCCAAGGCCGCGCGGGAAGCACTGGAAGGGATGGAAGAGACGGCGCGCAGCTGGCAGAACACAATGGCGCAGACCATTTACAACCGCGACAAGGCGGGCTTAGAATCGCTGGGGCTGGACGGCAGCGTTTTCAAGGCGCAAGTGCGCAGCAGCGAAGGCTGGCTGAACAGGATGATCACCGACTGGAACGACAACCAGAAGGAAACGGAGACATCCGTACAGGCATGGATCGACAGTTACAAGGCGCTCAACGGCGATGTGCGCAGCGAGTTGGAACGGCTCAATGAGATCGCCATCGAGGGCGGGAATACGGAATACAGCGCGCGGATACAGTCGGACATCGACCTGCTCAATAAGATGGACGAGGAAGTGGAAAAGCTGCTGGAGAAGCGCAAAAACCGCAACCTGACCGAAAAAGAGCAGATCAAGCTGGAAAAGTTGATCGACATGCGTGATGCGCTGGTGGTCAAATACGAACTGCGGCCGGTGGACGGGCGCGGGTTTGACGAGATCCAAAGGCAGATGGAAAACGCTGTGGCCCGGGCGCGCGTGATCGGCAACGGAGATATGGAAATGCAGGCCTACGAAGACGCCATAGTGGGCGCCGCGCAGGGCATGCAGATGATCACTGACGAAATGAATGCCCAATATGACGAGCAGCGGAATATGATCCTTTTGCTGGATGAGGGCGAAGAGCAGGAACGAAAGCTGGCTGAGTTGGACCAGAAATATGCTCAGGACAGGGCAAAGGCCGCAGAAGAATATGCAGCGCTGCTTTCCGGCATATATTCCAATGTTCTTGCCAAGGAAGGATTGCAGGAAGCGAAGACGGACTTAACGGCGCTGAATAGTTTGATCACGCAGTTTGCCAATGAGAACGACGCGGATGTGCGCAAATCCATGCTTGGGCAGATACAGGATCTGATGGCAGACATGGACGAGAGCGCACTGGTGGAATACCTTGCGTTGATCGAACAGATCAAATCGCTTGAGACGGAAGGGATAGACATTGACAAGATGTTCCCAGACGTCGATTTTGAGGCGACAGACAAACTGGCAGCAATCAAACAGTTCCTAAACGAGAGCGAAGAGCTGAACGGCCTGAACGAGGGCATTGAAGCCGTTGTGCAGGAGACTTTGTCTATTGCGACTGACCTTGATATGGAGCCTGCCAAGGCGACATGGGAAGCGTTTGCGGCTGACCCGGGCACTCTTGTAAGCAGCAGGCTGAAACTGAGCGGGTATGACGCGATCGCGTACAGACAATTTCTGGCCGCCAACAGCCAAAATCCCATAACGCTCAAAGGAAAAGTTTCGCCGGAGAGCATGACGGAAGAAGAACTGAAGAAGGCTGTGTTCGGCGAAGAAACGACGTTCTGGAAAGACGGAACGCAGATACCGTTTACCGCTGAGGTTCAGAACCAGCTGAGCAAGGAAAACTTCCTGCTGGCGCTCGACGAAGACGGCGGATACCATGTTGTCATAACGCCCAATGTGGAAGGCACCGAAGAGACGGTAAAGAAGGCTCAGAAGGAGATGGATAAAGCCGGTGTTGAGTTTACTCCGTTTGGCGAATCGCTGGGCATGGTAGATTTTGACTGGAAGAGTGTCGTTAGTAATGCGACCAACATTATTAAAAACGCAGCGCGCACGGATAAAAGCTGGTGGGATGCCCTCTGGTCGCCGTCTAAAGAGACTGTGGATGACATGCTGGGGTATGACATAGAACCGATGCAGGCGGAACTTACTGCTTACCTTCAGGAGCTTGCCCAGTACAAGGCAGCCGGCAATGAACTGACGGAGCAGGAAAAAGCGGATGTGGCAAGCATTATAGACTTGCTTGAAGCGATGGACACTGCCGAGGTGGGCGAGGATATCATCGCGGGCGTTCTGGAGGGAATGCGTGCGACGGACCTTTCGGGCGATGCAGAATTGACCAGGGACAATTTGATCAGCGCGCTGAACACGGCCTTTGATATCCATTCTCCGGCCGGAGCGATGGAACCGACTGGCGGATACATTGCTGCCGGCGTGGGCAAGGGCATGCGAGGGTACTCGTTTGATGCGGACATCGCCTTGATGCGCAAGAAGATCGAATTTGAACTGCGCGATATGAGCGCAGTCGGCTTCAGTGCGATGATGTATCTTGCGGCAGGCATTGCAAGCGGGCAGGATATTGTGGTTTCTGCAATGCGCACGGCAGCAAAAGCCGTGGTAAAAGAAGCAACGGTGCAGTTTTCCACGCTGGCGGCAGGTATTGTGCGCAATGCGAACATCAGCCTTGGTTATATTGGCCAAGGAGGCGGTTCGAACGTGACGCGCAACAATACGCGCAATACCTACAACCAGAACAGTTCTACCACGGTGACAGGGAACACGTTTATACTCAACGACGGCGAATCTATACGTAATCTGCAAAGGGAACTGGCTGTTGACCAGACGCGGACAAGTCAGGGGTTCGGGATCAAGAGAGCGGTGAGAAAATAAGATGACCGGGTATTTTGTTTGGAACGGAGTAAAGAGCACGGAATACGGGATATATGTTTCGGAACACCCTGCGATCACCTTCCCGAGCGAACGCATGACATATGTGAATGTGCCGGGAAGGAGCGGTTCTCTGGCGCTGCCGGAAGGTGAAAATGTGTACGACGATATGACACTGACGGCGCAATGCTGGATCCGAGACGATTCAAGGATAGGTGAAATTGGCGCATGGCTGCGCGGCGCCGGCGAAGTGGAATTCGGCAACCGGCCGGGCGGGCATTACAGGGCCAGAGTTGCAAACCAGATCCCGTTCGCACAGATATTGAGAGGGAAAAAGAACCGCAGTTTTGCGGTTTCTTTCCGATGCAAGCCGTTCTGGTACGCAAACTTTGATGCGGAGCAGACGATGAGCAGCGCCGGAGTTATCCTGAACGAAGGAAATGTGCCATGCGAGCCGCGCATCCAAGTGAATGCGGCAGGAGACTTTTCTATTACGGTTGGTCTGCAGCGCATTGAAGTGACGGGCGGCAGTATCATAATCGACAGTGAAATGCGAGATTGTTTGAGCACAGACGGCGCAAGCCTTGCCAACAACCGCGCGATACTGACGGAGTTTCCGGTACTGGAGAGCGGGTACACTTCGATATCATGGACCGGCAGCGTGAGCAGCGTAACCATCAAGAAGAGGGTGAGATACCTTTGATTACGATTTATGACGCCAAGGCCGAGGATTTTTCCACCCTCGGCCTTGGTACGCTGGAACCGGACAAATGCGAGATTGAGGAAAGGGCCGGAGGGCTATATGAACTGCTGATCCGGCATCCTATCACCGACGACATG